GTATTACTAAAACACAAACAAGTGGACTTAGTGAGGTCCCTCTAAACTCACAATTTTCCTTAGAGCTTCAAATGTTACGTACTGAAAACATAACATTAAGATGCAATTTGGCGCGAAAATATTCGCAAACTAAGAAGTTACAAAAGAAGTTAGATAAGTTAAAGAAACTACTTCCGCATGACAGTGATACTGATTCATTGGAATCACAATCAGGTAATACTTCGACAGGTGAAACAGAACCTGGGTTAAGTGTAGAACTGCCCACTTCTACTAACACCGAACAAATCACTGCTTTTGCAGATGAAGATGCTGGCTGGAAAACAGATATTCATAGCGGATTGGATCCGACTTTTGATGCTGTTGCCACTTCTGATTCTTCACTGGGTGAATTTTTGAAAAGACCAATTCGGGCTGATGCTCGTGAATGGGCCGTTGGACAACCTTTAGATTATTTTATAAAGCCATGGCAAGTCTTTCAAAGCAACCCTACTGTAGCAGACAAATTAGGAAATTACGAACTTCTACGTTATAAGTTAAATATGAAGATCGTTATTTCCGGCACTGGCTTTCACTATGGCCGTGCTATCGTTGCATACAATCCAATGAGTGGATTCGATGACTTATCTGCAGATCATGCAGATCTCGAAGATGCTCACATTGTAGGTTTTTCTCAGAAACCACATATTTGGTTGAATCCATCCACCAATGAGGGAGGTGAAATGGAGATGCCGTTCTTTTGGAAAGATAATTATTTGTCTTTATCGAATGGCGATGCAGCGCTTATGGGACAATTGAATGTTAAGTCTATTGGCAACCTATTACACGCTAATGGCGGAACCGATCCGGTTACCGTCACTATGTATTTATGGGCTACTGATATTGTACTTACAATGCCTTCTAGTTTAACCACACCTGCTCAACAGATGCAAGTCTTGAACTCGCAATCTGGTAGGCAAAAAGGTAATGGTAATAACAGGAAGAAAACTAATTCAAATGCCATGAACACTGATGAGTATGGACAAGGGATCATATCTAAACCGGCAACTGCTATAGCGAAAGCTGCAGGATTGCTGGAACAGATTCCTTTCATCCGTCCTTATGCGCGAGCAACACAAATGCTAGCGTCTGGGGTGGGTGGAGCTGCTCGATTATTTGGTTTTAGCAGGCCTTCTGTTTTAACTGATATCGAACCATTTAAGCCAAATCCTACGGGAAACTTGGCTAATGTGGATGCAGCTGATGCCGTACACAAGCTTACATTGGATTCTAAACAAGAGTTGACCATCGATTCACGTACAGTTGGATTGGATGGGACTGACCAGATGGGTCTAACCGACATTGCGTGTCGTGAGTCTTACCTAACTTCATTTGAATGGACTGAGGCAGATCTTACTGATACCATGTTGTGGAATGCATATGTAACACCAAATTTATTTAACACCAGCGGAATTGAGATTCATCCCACTCCGATGGCAATGATTGGTCAAATGTTCAAGTGTTGGAAAGGTAGCGTTAAATTTCGCTTTCAAGTGGTTAAATCACAATACCACAAAGGAAGGGTTTTACTACGTTACGATCCAACATCCCATACTGAACAAGTTAACTATAATGTGAATTACTCTAGGGTAGTTGATATTTCAGAAGAGGACGATTTTGAAATAGTAATTGGATGGGCACAGGCCAAGGCCTTCCTAAATAATTACACTCGCATGAATGTTAACAATGTAAACTATAGTGATAGTGCTAGATTACCCGCTGATAATATTTTATCCATGAATGGAATTCTTGAGGTAAATGTTCTCAATAATCTAGTGTCCCCTTCTGACGACAATAGTCCTATTAAGATTAATGTTTTCGTAAGCATGTGTGACGATGCGAAATTTGCATTTCCCAATTCTGAAAATTTGAGGAATTTGCATTATTTTCCACCCGTTTCGCCTGAGCCTGCAGAATTTAATCTTCCTGTCGACGAAGGAATTCTCATATCTCAGTCAGGAGTAATCAATGAGGCATCAAGTAAACCTGATATGCCCAATGGTGCTTCTAGCTTACAAACTATTGGAGAGCAAGCTCCCGCCGTAGATCACAATTTTGAAGTGTTCTTTGGTGAGGCGCCTGTTTCTCTGAGAGATTTGTTTAAGAGATATATTAAAACCCAAACTGTGTTCCCAGATCCACCAGGACAAGATATTTATCGCTTAACTCAATATCGCGAAAAAGTCTTTCCTGCGTACTCAGGATGGGATCCTCAAGGGCCACACATTTCCGAAGTAGATGGTTCCACAAGATTAAATACTGGTCAAACGACCTTTCTAAATTTTATGGCACCGTGTTATGCTGGATGGCGAGGTAACTTGCGCCGTAAATTTGTTTATCATGCGGGTGATAAGCCATCTTTACTCCAGCCTACTGTATCTGTTTTTGCAGAAGGACCTCCGGAGATCAATAACAAAGATCTACCGTTCTTCGCTCCCAATAATCAGATTAGGAAGTGGCTAAGCCACACATGGAATCAATGGGCCGCTGCTGGTAGTACTACTACTAATATTGGTATCAACAACACAATCGAGGTAGAGTTTCCCTTTTATAAGAAGGAACGCTTTGCCCATACGCGGGTTATCCGGCGTGATTTACTTGATGGTATCAATTACCAGCATGCGGTGACGAGCTATTCTCAGGAAGAGCCCGGATTGGCACGAGACGCAACAGCAACCACTACTTTTGACGAGTATGTGGCAACAGGGGAAGATTTTTCTTTATTCTTCTTCACTGGTGCTCCCGTTTTGTATAATTATACTGTCAATGAATTCTCTTAGTGTGCAACCCAGAAATTTTAGGTTAATAAACTTATCCCTAAAATCCCTCTTAATTTTTCAAATAATTTAAGTAAACAATCATACACTCGATAGTGTTTGTATGAATAATCGTGATAGTGACCGTCACGTATGATACTGAGTAGTATCATGAGCGGAATTTGCTCTTTTAGTCATAACTGAACTAATGGATTAAATTCCGTTAGATGTAGGTGACAACTTTAAGAGTCAGACCGCTTCACTGCACCCAGGTCTACAGCCAGTTTTTAATACTTCTGGCTTGTAGAGATTGTGCGATTACATTGTCGACTTCGTTAATTCGAATTTACAGTGAGGTTATCTCTGCT